CACGGGATTGTTTTGGGCATCTAGTGTAAAAAATACAACAGTTCCCATATTCATATTTGATGTACTTGGGATATCTCCAAGGTAGAAAGTTTCATTATTATTGCTAATTTTAAATCCTGAAGACTTGATTGAATATCCTTCTAATTTTTTATGAAAACGATTACCAAAGCAAATTTCGTATTGAGCTGCCTTTCCTGCCACCACATTAAGATTTCTTCTCATCTTAATCTTGGTAATATTTGAAGTCACCGCATTACTCACATTGTCAATTAGACCGATGATCTTACTATATTTGATACGTCCACCAAAACCATTTGCCTCAGAATCTGTAACATATGCATTCAAGCAGTCAATAATGTTAGTCTTTAGTGCATCTTTATCTGTAGTGAGTGCAGGATTGTAGTATATTGAAGAATTTAACTCAACATACAGATATAGCATATCAATGATCTGAGGAACAATACCTGCAATTGAATATGGCTTTAGTTGATTTAGAATAGTATCCTTTGTAAACTGAGAAAGAGTATCACCACTTTTTGGCTTAATTACAATAAAGACCTTACCATACTGTGGGGGAGATAGCTCCTCACCACCATAGGCTACAATGGATTCAGTATTTGGGTATATTTCTGTTATAATGGTCTCATAGTCCTGAGAGGAAACTGCTCTACTCTGAGCTGCATACTTTCTTGGAGCATAGTACTTGATAGAATTGATAGATTCAATATCTGCACCATCCTTAGATCCAGATATAATTGACATTGATGCAGTAGAACCAGTAAGTATTGTTTCTAGATTATCTACAATAATACCATTAAATGATGCAGTCTTTACGCCATTACCATCAATACCATTTGTGATTACATAGGAGGCTTCAATATAGTTATTATTTTCCAGCTTCTTGCTAATAATTCCGTCACCAAATATAATCTGGTATCTTTCTCCAGAAACCTCCTGAACCAGATAGTTATTGGATGTGGTTGTGATGCCCACTATAGTATCTACTTTCTTATAGATGTCATAGGAATAGTCTTGTACTGTTGGTCTAACACGAACTGACAGTGTGTTTATATCTACTCCAGAATTTTCAATAATGTAATTTTGACTAGATTGTGTGGTATCAACTGTAAAGGCTGACATTGCATAGGAACCCTCATAGAGGGTGATATTACTAAATGATGCGACACCATTCACAACATTTGTGGTAATGTCTTCGGGAATTGAAAAGACATAGCTTACATCGTTGGTAGTTGCAGTTGCAATTAAACCAGCCTTTAACTTAATCGTAGGAGGATTTACATTGTCTGGAAGAATTACATTGATCGTAACAATCATTCTTGATGCATTTACAGACTTTGGAACGTATCCAATATTTCTTGCGAGAGAAACTACATTCTCCCGAAGAATTGCGCTGTCTAGAAATACCTCATTTACAACAGCATTTGTGTTGTATGCTGTAATATAGGTATTGTAGGCAAGAACATCTACAAGAATTGAAAAGTTTGAACCCTCAAAATCATAGTCACTAAAGTTGCTACTTGCCCTCAGGTAATCCTTAATAGATTTCTTTATCTGTTCGTAGTCTAAATTTGTAAACTGTGTGAGGGCCATTATACTCTAGTGGGTTTTAGTAAGGTAGTTAGCTGTTGTGTTGTTGCAGGAATACCTATAATATCGTAGTCGATACTGATAGAAATCTCATTACTATCCTCCGGAAAAATAATCCTTATATCGTTTACAAAAATTCTTGGCTCATAGTTCTTAAGAACCTGATTAATTTCATTCTCAAGTTGAATCGCAATTGCAACTGACTGTAGTTCAAAGATAGAATTATTGACGTTTGTTCCAATACTAGAGTTGAAGAATTTCTCCCCAACTCTAGTTCTAATTAAATTAATGACGGCATTCTTAATTGCACTCTCATTTGTAAGAACAATGAGATCATTGGTAATTGGGTGTTTCTTGAATGATAGGCTAAAATCCTTAAAGCCCCTAGAAATTTTTACCGTCATCTATAATGTATTTTTGATTATTTATAGTATCTTCTACCAAGATTTTCCATAGCCGGGTTCTGTTCCATACTCCCAGTCATCATAGTCATCATCGTTGCGAATCTGTTTATGCTTCATTTCTTGGGATTTATACTTCTTATCTAGAGCGAAGGCGGGGCCGCTAGCCACATAATCAGTTATAAGGCTCGTAGTGCCCCACATCATCCTCATATAAGACACATCTCTATCTACATGATACCTTGCCATAAGTCCTCTACTACTCTATAGGTACTCAGAACTTTTATGGGGGTTCCTATCCCGTATCATAAGGTCATAGTCCTCTCCGAGAATCTCCTGAAGATAGGAATCCTTCCAGTGGTCATAGTACTCGGTTGTGGCTAACTGCTCACGAGCCCTTCTAAGCTTCTCTCTGGACTGACATAGGACCAGATTGTAGAGACCATTGTTGGTCTGAACCTCTCCTATAAAGGTATCGTATGTCCTACAGTCCTCAAGGAAGATATGCTTCGGATAGACTTTATTATATATATCAACCCATTGATTGATGTCGTGAAGGGATAGTTTGTCTTCGACAATAAAAATGACGACATCGAAATCCGCAATTGGTTCGATATCGTCAATAGTTGTTTCTACAATCTTGAAGGTTGCTGTGGAAGCAAAGGGACATGTGGCGAGATTGCCTAGTTCTGGTCGAATCTTAGAGATTCTCTTAATCCACTTGTGAATACTTGCTTCCCGATCATTCATCCTTGTCCCCTATAAGGCTTTCGTGCCTTGTTGCGAGAGGTTGCACTATATTTAGTACTTTTACCCTCCCCCTGTCTAGAGGTCTTCGGATGCTCCTGAATCTCCTTCGATCCCGTTGGGGATNGTCTCTTTGCCATAGTCTTCTCCTAGTATCTTAACTTCAATGGTTTTTGGGTCTGGTTCTCCCATCTGATAGTAATCCTCTGCGAGAGTGAGAAGAGTATTTCCCATCTCCTCATAGGATAGATCATTTGAGTGTAGGGTTTCTCCTACATAAATCGCAAAGCGATCAGATAACTCTGGTCTTTTCATGTCCAACACGAATGACGGGATTGCACCAGATCTGGAATCCTGCCTTGATTGCATCTAGGCAGAAGGATACATCTTCACCACACATATCCTGAACCTCGCCAGATTCAAAGATCTGCATCTGAGGAGCAAACCAGGGATATGTGAGGGATTCAAAGACTCCCTTCTTGATCAGTACCCAACCAAAGCCGGTATAGTCCACAGTGAAGGGCTTCTTACGCTTGGCCATTGACTCAACAGTTTCATGATTCATAACACCACGATTCTTTCGGAATTCTTCCTCGGAGAGCCAGTGAGCTACTGACGTGGTGTGACCATCTTCAGTTGCATACCAACCAGCGGCGATATCCTTATCCATTACCAGAAGCCTGAAGAAGCCCTCTGTATTGAAGACAATATCACTATCAATCCAAAGCTGATAGTCGTAGGGTAGCTTGCCATCCCAGGGAACCTGATTTGGTCCACGTAGAACGTTTGCACCGAGACACTTGCATCGGGCAAAGTTTACCATGGACGAATAGTCCTGAGAAATTTGAATGCTTGCACCACACTGCACAAGATCGAAGCAGAGTTGTACGAAGTTCTTTAGAAAGGTGTAGGAACATCCCCGTCCGGGTAGACAGAAGACAATCGATTTTCCCTGCACCAGTTGTTTTGCCTCATCAAGATCAAATTCATCTTGCTTCACAGGCTCAGTTGCTTTAACAGTAAATCCTTTAGTCATAATTATTGAAAGACTACTTTGTAAGTGTATCACGCTTATTTAGAGCTGTCAAGTAGGCTAAATATATTCAGATAACAGGATAACGAAAGAAATGACGCCACAAGAGCTTACCATCCTTATAGATGCCTATAGTGAGGTCTATAGCAATGTACTCACAGAGGAGGTCGCTGAGGTTGGTCAATCTCCAACTCCTGGNGGAGTGAAGAAGGCTCCTCCCTCTGCACTTCCTCAGAGAAAGAAGGGTCAACCCATTACAACCATAAAGGATTCCTATGAGATCGTATTAGATTATCTTATAGGTGAAGGATTTGCTCCTGACAAGAATTCTGCAGAGCAGATCATGCTTGGTATGTCTGAGGCCTGGGTGGGTAAAATTGTAGAACAGCAAACTGATCCCACAAAAACTGCAGCAGAGATGGCTAGTCTAAGAAATACTGCCTTTGGATCTAAGAAATTTCAAGATGGATTGAAACTCTCTCCCAGTAATCCTAACAGCCCTAATTTTGATCCAAAAAGTCTAAAAGCTCCTGGAGTATAACTACTTCTTCTTCGAATACATTGCGGAAAGTGCTCCAACACCGGCAGATACAAGTCCAGCAGCAAGAGCAGCCTTTCCGCCACCACGGATGGTTAACTTAGGAGGCTTGATTGAAAGAGCCTTTGAGAGCATTGAGGAACCTGAAGATGCCACCTTTGGTGTAGCAGAGGTTGCGGTAGGAAGTGCTGGTGCCGTCATTCTTGGAGTGGATGTTAATGCCTTCACTGCTTGATTGGAAATCAGATTGGTAGTCGGTCTGGAAGGCTTTGCAGGAGCAATCTGTCTTGGGGTGCCGCTTTCCTTGTCCATTCGTATTCTGGCTCCTCTACTCATATGCGCTCTATCAGATGATAACTTATATAACTCACTCCTGCTATAAACATTTCTGGATCTAGGTTACCAGACAGCGGAGTAATACGCTGAGCACCCCCTGCTGCCTGTTTGGATGAAGGTGGACGACCTACTGCAGCATACTGTCTTCCCTGCATTCCAACTTTACCAAAACCTGCAACCTTTGAATAGAGTTTTGCTCTTGTATTTCGCTCACTGGTATCATTTGTTATTGGGAAGTTAGTTAAAACTATGTCTTTTGGAAGACGTGGAGCAACTTGATTTTTGAACATATTACCAACATCTCTGGTTATAGCTCTTGCTTCTCCTGGATTATAGTCTTTACTTCTGTTAGTATTATACCACTCAACATCATAGACTGGTTTTCCACCTGGAGCAATCGAATCCTTTTGTCTTACTCGCATTTGAGTATCATTCTTTGTATCCCTTACTGTCATTCTATAATCTGTATCAGTCTCTATGTCATATCTACCACTGGGATCAGGTTTTGAATCAAAGTCAGGATTATCTGCACCACGAGATGCAGCACTTCTTCCTGAGCCACCCTGCTTCGCTATTCTAAAGGCCTGATCTGTGGTTCTATTTGGACTTCTTTTAAATTCCCCCCTCTGTCTATAGT